ATTTCCAGCTCGTCAAAGGTACGGTTAATTGTTGCGCTTGTGACATGGTCAGTTAGTACGACTGAGTTAAGTGTCACTACAACAGTATTATTTAAATATACGGCCATTTAATTATTCCTCGGTTTTCTCGGTTGCAGGTGCTGTTGGTTTTGTTGCTTTTGGTGCTTCTTTGATTTGCCCAATTTTAATTAAGAAGGCAATATCCTCATCTGTGTATGACATGGTTTTAACTCCAGTTCGTTAGTATGGATATATTAAATTCGGCGGTAAGTAAATCGCCGCTATCAGCATTTAATACACCGGGCGCGCTAACGCTGGTTATATTAAATACAAGATTAGATGCAGCTAGTTTTGTATAAGCTGCAACGATAAAATCCTCAATGCCCTGCAGGTTGCCCTGGTTGTCAAACATTGGCACGGTTAGCAAAATCTTAAAATTAGCCAGCGGTGAAATAGTTATCTGGCTGTTATTGCTGGGCGTTAGATATGGATCGGCTGGGATCACTACGCAGCTGTTAGCCAGGATGGTTGCAGGTGGGTATGCGAATACCGACCATACGCCGTTATTGGTTAAAGCCGTTGCGATGGTGCTACGCAGGGTTGTAATAGCCGCCGTAGGCATTTACCCGACCATGCTATTCGGACTCATGTACGGGGCTAGTAAGCCGCGAATCTTGCCTATCATGCTGTTACCCATGCGGTAAGGGCTAGGGCTAAAGCCATCGAGTCCTACGCCGCCTGTCTGAGATACTTGGCGCGCTTGCCAAATATCTACAGCCAAGATCATCGCACTTTGACGCACACTTGCTGTATTAACGTAGGTAGCAGTCTTTGTATCTTCGCCTGTGGCTGTGCCTGATGGCACTACGCGCCTAAAATTTTGATCGGCTGCAACCTTGGCGTATTGAATAAAGCTATAGCCGCGTGGCTGTTGGTAATAATTTAAGTTCATATTAAATGCTGGCAATAAATTTGTAGTGCCTGTGCTAAATGGCAACGTGGCAGTAATTGTGTAAGTGCCGTTAAATGTCGAGCCAGCCCCGGCTATTGTCACGCTTTCGCCTGTAGTAAATAGACCGGGGTTGGCCAACATTACTGTCGCAACGTTGCTTACCAATGCAGTCCCCACGACTGGCGCAGAATCAAACCAAAGGAAACTGTTGATCTGATCTTGCGCGGCTTGGCAGCACTCCTCGACTGTGCTATCTGAGTAAAGAGAACCGATACCTAAATTGGCACGTAGCTCGGCTACGGTAACGTAACTAGCTGGCATCGGAACTCCTTACTTAGTAGGGGTCGGTGGGCGAAAGGGCTAATCGCCCACCGACTATTAGGGTTATTTCTTAGGTAAAGTTGTAACGGATAATTCCCTTAGGCATCTTGGCGATTGTTGCCATGTAGCCATAGATCGCTACTTGTACCTGTAGGTTGCTTACAACATTTACAGACATATAAGCCTGTGGTGACTGGTAAACAGTAAACGCTTCTGGCGCAAGGATAATCGCTGAGTCATCTACTGTTGTAGTAGCTGCAAAGTTCTTATCGACATATAGATCCAGGCCAAGCACGTTGCCGCGAATTGAACCAGGTTGAGTTAAGCCGCCTGCGTTCATTGGCTGAGATGCTGAGTAAATTGGTCGCCCGGTGGTATCTGATGCACTCATAAGTAGCTGCCATTGTGATCCGTTTGCGATGTAGTTCTGTGCGTAGTAACCAGTTGCCTCATAAACAAGGCGAGCAGCTTCTGATGCGTAACCAATAATGCCTGCTGATGTAGCAGCCTGTGCAGTAGTTGCAACAGTACCTGCAGTAATCAACGCAGCATTGACTGTTGTATCTAGTGTCTTTAGGTAAGCATTTTGAAGTTGCTGTGTTAGTTCAGCATAGAAATTAGGGTCTGAACGTTCTAGCAGTTCAATGCTGATTGTGTTCATACCTGAATACTTGCTAATTGTGCCTGATAGGTATTCTGTAACCATACCTGTATTGGCAACTGCGCCGCCTTCGGCTTCAACTGTTACAACTGGTGCAACACCTGATTTACCGCCTGCTGATGTAACAAGTGATGGCACGTTAATTGTCATGCCGCTTGCTGGCAATACGCCGCGTGAACATGCATCGATTGATGGTGTTCCAAAGCGTGTATTTGTTGGAAATTCTGATAGGTACTGTGTAGGGCTAAATGCTGGGTTAGTGCTGAAATCATCATCGGCCGCAGTAATGTAAAGCATTGAATCTTGGTTGCCTAGTGCAGCCTTAATTTTATGCTCTGTGTACTTTGCCATAGATGTAATCGGTGTACGGACTGTCTGGCTGTCTAATACGGATGGGCGAATAATTTGGCGAGCTGCTTGAACTGGTGCAGCCTCGACTGGTTTTTCTGCCGGTACATCCGGTGTATCAATAGGGGCTGTAGTCACAGCTGCCTCGCTTTCGGTTTCGGTTTCGGTTTCGGTTTCGATTTCTACGATTGTCGTATTGATCGTTGTGGTTTTTGTGCTGTTACTCATCGCTGCTTCTAGTTCAGCTTTAGCCGCTGCAATATCAGTTACGGCCGCTGAATCGAAGGCAGCCGACTCTACAAGGCTAACTTCTTTCAGGACTGCAGCGGTAACTAACAGGTAACCTTTCATCTGCTTTGATGCGGATACATCCACACCAACGGATAAACCAGATACAAGGTTTTCCTGAGCTAGTACAAGTGCATCCTGTCCCCGGCTGCTACTTGAAATTTTAAAAGATGCATAAACGCCATCTGTGTTATCGCTAAAGCTTGTAGCACGCCCAACTGGCTTAGTGCTGTCATGCTGCATTAGCAATTTGATTTTTGTTGCATCTGGAATTGCTATAGATCCTTTTTCAAATACAACCGGGCCAGCAGACGTATAACCGACTTCATTGTATGGCGCGATTTTGCCTGAAATCATGCGGCGATCTCCATCGGCCGCTTCGATCGCGTTATTAAACGTTAAGTGCAACATTTGCAGTATCTCCTGATCCATTTGGCGTTAATTGTTCCATCTGTTGTGCTTGCTCGACATCGATCAAACCTAGACTTAACATTTTTTCTATTGCATTTAGTCGTGCCATGGTATCTGCGCGTAGGAAAGTTTCATCTACAGCAAAGCGAACACGATTACCATGCGCAGTAATGTCATCCATGCTTAAACGATTTTCGATCGCGCTAATAAATGGTTGTAATGAGTATGCTACAAATTCTTTACGGCCATCTAAAATATTTTGATAGGTCATGCTGTTATTCATATCTGCGCTGATGTAGTACGCAGGCACGTTCATCAAGCGCGCAATTTCAGTAGCAAGATATTGTGACGATTCATTATAGGTCATGTCCTTCGGTGAAAAGCCAATATTTTGCGCTTCTAAAGTGCTAGTTAAATATGCGGTACTGCGATTTTGTCTAGCCGCTTTCCATGCAGCTAGTAAGCCTTGTACCTGCGCCTCTGGTAAATCAGCCCCAGTATTTTTAAGAATTGTGGTTGCCATAGGTGTAGCAGCTGCAACTGCTGCAGCCTTTTGAATATCTAACGCAGCTTGAATAGTGCGGCCGCCAGTTTGTAATACGCCAGGCAGTAATGATTGAAATGTAACTAGCGAACCAATACCACCCATAGGTACGCGTTCACCATTTACAGAATAATACTCAACTTCATCGCCGTACTTATTTGTAGTTACTGTAACGCGAGTATTTGGAATAAATTCAAAACCAGATGGGCGGCCATCGTCTGCATATAGCGATGTAACACGCCAATAGGCTACCGAATAAAATACAAGTGCATCAACGGTATATGCCAGGGTAACGCTAAGCGGTTGGCGTATATCTGGTTGCTCTAGCCATACCGGGGATTCTAATTTCTTGCCTGTAGATTTTTTATATAGGCCTAATTCAATACTTGATATAACGCCTGCAATTAAATTGCGGCAACGGCTAACGCTAGGTACTTGTAAAGCTAGGCTGCGATCAATCGCAACGCCATAACCATAATTTGATAGGCCGCTGTTATAGCTGTACATGCCAGCACCGTAAGTGCTATCCATAATGGCAGGGGCGTACTGCGCAGTTACTTCTGCCTTACCCTTAAAGCCTAAAGTTTCCAGTAATCCCATAGGTGGGATTTTCTCAAATTGTCAAGCATATTACCGATTGTGTTCGGCGTGTCGCTAGGCGTATATCTTGGCTTCCTGCATTGGCTTAGATAAGTGCATTACAAGCATGGCCGCTGAAATTGGCGCGGCTACGCTGCCGCTGCTGCGTTTGCGGATGATACGCCAGGCGTTTTCGTTACTTTTCGCAGCTACGTTATCCATGGACTCATTTAGGAATTCCTGATCGCCGTGAACTACGCGTTTGTTATCTATGTAATCTTTAAAAGTTTGGCAGGCAATATAGAACTGCGATCCTGAGCAATCCTCTACTTTAACGCCTGAGTTATGCAATCGATCGGCAATAGCCTGCCCGGTATATTTGTCAAACAGCACTTGCTTAGGCATCCACTCATCGCAATAAGCCTTAATATCTACAGCAATCTTTAACTCATCAATAGCGCGATCAGACTCCCACGTTTTAACCAGGCTTAAACCAATACGGCCATCGGGCAATATAGCCCCAGCCATTAGAGCTGCGTGGCGTTTAGCGTGTGGTTCAATGTCAAAAGCAAACATCGAATACATGCCAGGCGACATAATTAAATTAGGATCGGCGCACTCTTGCCAGCTGTTAGGTGTCCAGGGTGATAAATCTGTTCCTACCCACTTGCAAAGATTCTCAGTCATTACCGCGCTGTAGTCCGATGTTGCCACAATTTCTTCCATGGCTGATTCGGTTATAAGTAAACCAAGTGACGGGTTAGCCATCGCCCAGGCAGATCGATCCCAAATATCGCAGCCATCCTGCGCGCTGTACTCGTAATAGCCCACCGACTTAGGCGGCTTATTTAGCGATCTTTCGCGCATGTCATTTAGGACGTGACTATCTTTAAAGCCAGCATTAGACGTGTAAAACCGCTGCGAATTAGGGCGCGTTAAGGTCGTACTCTTTACGGCATCCATTGCCTCTGTACCGACATGGCGCAGCTCATCAATCCAAACTACATCGGCCGTTAAACCACGGCTAGAGTCTGCAGTCGCAGCTACTACGCGAACTTCCGCGCCCGATTCTAGGATTATTCGGTTATTGCCATTAGTGCGCTTATAGGCCTTTTCAATATTGCCGCCTTTTACCTCACGGCGTAAGAACTCATTACGGTCAATGATCCCTGCCATGATCTCAAGCGACTTAGAGGCCATGAGCATCTGCGAACTCATAATAAGGATATTCATCTCGCCAAAGTAAAACAGCCCAGCTA